TATGTTTTTCGCCCCTAGCTTGAGATGCCAGTCAGCAGAAAAAAGTATATTCACATATTACTCCTGAATTTAAGTTAAAAAAATCTAAGAAGAGCCGAAGCTCTTCTTAGACTAATTGCTATAAGGTTTTTATCCCTATATTGGTTTTGTCAAGTATAAGCTCAAAAAAGTCTTGAAAGCAGTTTTCTTTATCTTCGTGAGAAAACTTACTAGTAAGAAATATAGCATTTCCTTCACCATCTGTTGTGTAGAGCTTTGACGTATAGTCCCATAAACGACTATAGAACTCTTCTAAATCTTGTTTTTCAAGATTACAACTATCTATAGCTCCTACACAAGATATTACACAAGCTTGAATGTCTTCACCGTTTTTCCAAGCAACAAAAAAATCTTTTACAGACTTTCTTAGTGCTGCGGGTACTCCAGACTTTAACGTCCAATTTTTCATCTCTCCAGTCCCTCCCTGAGGTCCTGTTGTGAAGAATGATCCTCGTTTACCACTTCCCACACGATGAGAACAAGCTTTCATAGTATAACTGTGTTCTTCCAGCCAGCTTTGATTTATTGTTTTGAAGTCTAAGACTTCGGTTTCTACATAATCTCCATCTTCATCATACACCTGAAAAAATCTAGGTTTATAGTTTCTTTTCATAGTGCTTGTAACTTCGCTGGCTTCAACTTTTTCATAGCTTTTAGTGCCATTAACACGAAGAATCCACGCTGCCAAGGACATAATATCCTCCTTTTATGCTACGTCGAATTCTTGTTCTAAGACTTCGTCGTCAGTATTTTCTGTGCTAGATGCACCTACTATTCTTTCCATAAGCTCTTTTTGAGCATCTGGAGTTGGACGAGGCAGAAGCTCGTCAATAGCAGTAGCGGCTTCAACAGCAGCTTTCTCTGCTTCGTCTAATCCGCGAGGTTTGCATTTTAATGCCTGTAATTGATACTCAACATTGTATGCTAGAGGGCCGGTTTTAACCCTTTTAAAGTGAACGTCCCAACCAGTCTCAGGATCAGTAGGATCGCCCAAATCTTCAGCAGCAACTAATATTTGTTCCATTAGTTTCTTTTTAAGATTTAAAACTTTTACTTTTCCGTCACTTGGATCTATGCAAGAGATGCAATATGACCAACCACATTTTAGATCGGGAAAGTACTCTCGTACCCAATCTTTTTCTTTATTAAGAAATGCTTCAGCTTGTCTGTCAAAGCTAAGACATTCTACTGGTAGGTTCTTATTGTTTTCTCCTGTAACCCAGTAAACATATCGTGGCAATAAATCACCAGTCATACGGACAACATTGTCTCCGTTCTTGTAAGTATACTGCTCGATATTGGACTTTTTAGCCTGTCCTTTGGCTTCTCCGAATTTAATTCCCATTATTTTTCTCCTAGTGGACTTCTTCCCAACAGAAATGAATTTCTCGTTCCCAGAAGGATAGTAGCCTATTATCTTTTATTTGTACCTCCTCAACGGGGCACTCAAGTAGATTTAAAGTTGTTTTTCGTGTGGCTTTATATTCCGCGTAGGATCTAAGAGATGCGAGTGCCACATACTCGGATATCTCTCGTTCAGTAAATTGGTGTCTATGAATAAATATCTTAGAAGGATTTAATAGATAACTGTCTCCTGTCCAATCTTCTTGAGAGATTTTATATCTAAAATCCTCTTGATTTTCGGGAGTCAACCTAAAAGTTAGATGTGACAGAATCTCCATCATTCTGGACACTCTGCCATTAGAGCTGGAAACTATTTTAGGCCAGTTATACAAGATCAAATTTTTCACCAATATTATATATTATAAAGTAAATGAGTTGAAAAGTCAAGAACTATTTTTCACATATCTATAAATTGTACTTGGTACCTTTCTTTTAGATAATATCCAAGCCTTAAGTTGGCTTGTCTAGCTCCTGTTTTTCCTTTCAAATTTATATCCACTACCACAGGTTTTAGTTTACCGGGTGAGTGTCGAACTACCCGACCAATTAACTGAGTGAGCAAAGGCTCGTTATTTACTGGAGTTGCAAGTATTAAGCAGCTTAGAGGATTTATACTAACACCCTCTGAAAAGATTGCCTGAGTACCAAAGATAATTGTGTTATCTCCAGAAACTACAGATGCAATTTTCTTTTGCCTAACTTCTAAAGGGTCTTCTCCAGTAATGGTTACACACTTCTGTCCTAGCGTTTGGGCACATCTTTTCAGAAAATTAACTCTGTCACTTAATACAAGCATTTTATGACCTTTTTTATGATACACAGCAGTAAGCATAGATATAAGTTGTCCATACTCCTCTTGTTGTACCAAGTCATTTACTCGTAAGGCCCACGGAACGTGTGCTCCATCCATAAATCTAATATTAGAACGAATAACATCCACTGTAGGTTCTATATAGTTTTCTCTTGGGGGAGTGAATTTTTTGTCCCCAAAGAAATCCCTAAATATAACGTGCTTTCCATCTTTTCGTTCCACAGTTCCAGAAAGTCCTATCTTGTATCGAGCATAGTTGCTGTCTACAAGTGCATTAAAACTTTTAGCAGGAAGGTGATGCATCTCATCCACGATGACTGTTCCAAACTCTTTCGCAAGCTGTCCTATGTTACGATAAAGTGTTTGTGTGTTTCCCACTGTTACAAAACTATTTATATTAAATTTTCCTGAGCCGATTATCCCCGCTTCGGCCCCGAACACCTTTTGAACTTCCTCTTCCCATTGATTTCTAAGAGCAATGGTATGAGTAATTATAAGTGTTTTTTGTTGCAACTTTTTAGCTATTGCAAGAGCTGTAAATGTTTTACCCCAAGATACCCAAGCATTAATGATAGCATTATCACTTAGCTCATCGTGTACTTGTTGTTGGCTTTCTCTTAGCGAGAATTTAAATTCTGGAAAGATCATAGGCGAACATACTCTCTTATCCTTAATTTCGTAATTACTAGGTATCAAATCTGTTCTTCCAACAGGAATTGATACTACTTTATTACTTATCTTTCTAAGATTTTTAATAACTTGGGGTGCAGAATTTTTCTTGTAAGAAGGAATAACATAAGTTAGTTCCTCATCAAGTTTCTGCTCCATGAACGCATCACAGTCCATGTATATTCTGTTAGATATTACTGCTTTCATTACCAGTGATGCACTATATTTGCTATAATCATTATAGCACATAGAACATTAACTAGTATCATAGTTGTCCTTATAACTCCTACAGTGTTATCGTTTGTAGGATCATATCCATCTTGCTCACTATATGAGCCTAATGCGTGTTTCCATATTATCCAAAGTTTTTTCACGGGCTTTCACTCTCAAATCCATGTTTACAGGTTAAATAGTTCTTTACAAAGTCACTTCTTACAATATCAGAAATTCCAAACTCTATGAAATCAAACTCATTCATAGCTTTCGTTATAGCTAAGAAGCTTTTTAATCCGTTCTGTTTTAGATCGGATTGAAAGAAATCTCCGCAGAATATAATTCTACAGTTATTTCCTACTCTAGTAATAATACTATCTAATTCGTGAAAACTCATATTTTGACATTCATCAACTATTATAACGCAGTTATTAAAAGTTAATCCTCTTATATACGAGGTTGTCATAAAATCAATAAGTTTTTTCTCTCTTAAAGTTTGATATGCATCCCCTCTTTGAAATAACTCTCTAGTTATGTCCTTATAAGGTTCCTCATATATTCTAGTCTTTTCTTCTTCATTTCCTGGCAGGTAACCTATATCTCTAGTAGGTACTGCACTTCTTATAACCAATATTTTAGAAAACAATCCTTTTATTATATCATCAAATCCAATATAAAAAGAAATAAAAGTTTTCCCTGTTCCAGCACATCCGTGTAATACCATGTGCTGCTCTGACTCAAAAGCCAATACTTGACTTTTTGTTAAAGGTTCAATATCGCATATTGAGAAGTTCAAAGCATTTAAAGCGTTCCTTACATAATTTTTAGCCATTAAATTTTCCTTCTACTATCGGGCAGTTTTTCATCAGAATATCCAAAGATTCTCCAAGGATATTTATCTAAATACATCATAAGTGCCCATTCAAAACTACGCGGTGGTGGTCTTGATACTGCTACTCTAAAATTCAGTCCCTCTATTACTAGAACTGTTGATACCTCTTTCGGTATCTTTCGCAGTATCTTATGAGCCTTTATCTTTGTGTATTTAACTTTCTCATACTCAAAAGCAACTCCATTTGAGTCTATAAACCACTTTCCTCCGCTTCTTATGACAGCACTAAAATCAATTAATGTTCTTTTCAACGGATATAATTTATGTGTGGTTAGTAGTCTCCTTTGCCCAAGTGTTGGGGCTTCTTGATTTTTATCATCAATTACTAACTCATTAGCAAACAATAACCCATCCCTATATGATAAATCTTCCGTATTAAGTTTAAATATAGGATAGGTTAGATTTACAACTTGTTTAAATCTAAGCGAGGGAAGCATATTTGCTGGCGAATTTACCCATCGAATAATCTTCCCCTATTTCAAAATCACAACCTATAGGACAATCTTTTATAAATAGTCCTCTATCTTTTTGAATACAGCGTAAAAGTAACTCTCTGTATTCTTCTATTTCTTCTTCTGGAACTTCCGCTAAAACGGAGTCATGTACTAAAGCGAAGATTTTACTCTTCATATTTTTAGTTTTTATCTCTTGCTGAGCTTCCATAGCACCTATTAGATTAATATCTGAAGCGGCGGATTGAACAAGAAAGTTAAGCCCAGAACGTACTTCGTGGCCTATAATTCCTTTATTATCAGACTTGACATTTGGTAGTCTTCTTTTTCTTCCAAAGAAAGAATATACTGATCCTTCTTTTTGAATAATATTTTTATTGCTTTCAATCCAATCTTCTAACTTCCAAAAGGCACCAAAGTAATCTTTAATGACTCTTCTAGCTTCAGATACAGACAACTTTCCGCCGTCCTTTGTAACTTGTTCACTGATTTTATTAGGGCCTGCTCCGTACATAATTCCAAAGGTTACTGCTTTTGCTGCTTGTCTATATCCGGTATACTTTTCTGCAACTTCTTCTACTGGACAGTTAAGCTGAAATACTTTGTGAGCAATAGAAGAGTGGAAGTTACCCCCAGTTTTAAATATATCTTGTAGCTCTAAATCATCTGCCAGTACTGCGGCCACATATACTTCAGCGGTTGTTAAGTCCATAGCAACTATCTTATGGCCAGGAGAAGCTTTAATACACCCCTTAACAATAGGGTTATCTCTTGGCAACTGTTGCATATTTAATTTCCCAGAGCTACTCAATCTTCCACTTGTTGTTCCGTGTAGATTAAAATTAGTTCTAAGATGACTGTCTTGGTCAAGCTGTGGAATAATTTTATCCAAATAAGTATTCTTAATTTTATTCTTCTTACGAACTTGTAAGATTAACTTAGGTACTTCATGTTGTAAGGATAATTTATCCAATACTTCTGCATCTGTAGAGTTCTCACCCTTTTCCGTCATTTTACCTGTGGGTGATAGTCCAATATAATCGAATAATAACTTTCTTAGTTGAAGTACACTATTCGGGTTAAATTCTTTTCCTTGGTCAGTCTCAAATTTTCTTACTGCTTCATGTTCGTGCAATTCTTCTACAGCAGCATAAATTTCTTCTTGCATTAAATCTTGACTGGCTACTAATCTTTTTCTATCAAAGGGTACTCCATTATCTTGCACCTCTACTAGAAATCTTACTCCTGGGAGTAGGATAGTTTGATATACTCTTAAAAGCTTTGGATTTCCTTTCTTTAAAGCTGCCAAAAACTTTTCAGCAAGCATAAAAGTTACACAAGCATCAATAGCTGCATAAGTTTTCATAGTGTCAAAAGGAATCCACTCCCATTTGAAATCGTCTTTTAAAACTTTATTCTGTTTTCTATATTCATCCATCCACTCATACATGGGTTTTTCGTAATCCCCATAGTCTGTATACTTGATGGCTAGCTGCTTCAATCCATGACCTCCAGGAACTTCATCAAGTACATAATGCATTAACATAGTATCCTCAAATCGTGTAATTTTTAGATCGAAATGAAACTCTAACATAGGAATATCAAACTTAGCGTTATGGAATATCATTCTCTTAGTATCGAATAATTCTTGTAGCTTCTTTTCTATATCTTCATCAACACAATCAGAGTTAATATAGCATCCTCTATCCTTTTCACAAGAAAGGCTGATACCCAGAACATACCCGTTACGGGGGTAAAGACCTGTAGTCTCTGTGTCTATCGCCACATATTCTCCAGGGGCATCTATACACATTTGAATATACTCTAAGGCTCTAGCTGAGTCTTGTATTCCTTCAAATTTGTCGTCACTTATTTCTGCCTTTTGCTTATCTCCAGATATATAAGCAAATATATTTGTCTTAGCATCTTCCCATACTTTTTTACTTTCTGGCTTAAAAAGAAGCATAGCAGGATTGATTGTAGGTAAAAACTTATCATCTACAATAGTTCCTGCATACTGCATAACTTGAGTCACTTTAGTATAATACTTCAAAGGTTCTGAACCTACAAGTATAATCCAGTCATATAAATCAGGATCGAATTCTATATCGACATCTTTCTTTAATACTTTGGGTATAGAACTTGAACATAATTTAAACTCATCAAATTCAAACTCATTATCAAAAAGCCTGATATAATCATTTTTACTGGGTTTAGCTTCTATCAAAGCTATTTTAGCCATATAATTTTCTCCTTAGTCCTAATACTTGTGCCTCGTTAAAGTCTGCGGGGTCACCGTTTTTTAATTTTATCGTTCTTATTGGAAACTCTTCCACTAATCTTTTTATCTGTTCTGCTGCATCCTGTCCCGCATCATCTGCGTCAAATAGTATATCTATTCCTTGAGCACCACTTATCTTTAAGTGGCTTAGTTTCTCTTTAGTGAAATTCTTAGCTCCAAAACAGCATACAGCATTATCTAATCCTTTATCGTGTAAGTTAAGCATATCAAATATACCTTCTACTAAAATTACTTTTCCTTGAATGGGCTTTACTTGAGGAAATATAGGTAATTTAACACCAGAAGGCCAGAACATATATTTACTATTTAAAGTTCCAGAATCATCTCTTCCTTGAAAAGATACTATTCTTCCCGAGGCATCTTTTATAGGAAATACTATTCTACCTAGAAAGTGAGAAGCATGATGTTTAAATGCTCCAAACTTTACATATGTTTCAGGCTTAATCCCTCTCCATCCACCCGCATAAGGCATAGCATCTTCCGGAATAGATAAACCTACACTAGAAGCTCTTAGTGAAGAGATCAGCCTGAGTAACCCTTCTCTTTTTAGTCCTACTTGACTAACACTTACATCAAAATGCTTAAATATATTGCCTTTAAAATTACAAGCAAAACAATTAAACATTCCCATATATCTATCCACACGAAGACTGGGATTACTATCTTCATGGTCAGGATTTAAACACTTTATAACTACATCTTTTCCAGATAGTTTATAAGGTATCTCTTTAGCATCTAATAGTTCTTCAACCGGTGTCATGTAAATTGCCATAGTATGGCTGCCATACAATAATATCCTATTACAGTTAGTAGCCCTTTTCTCATTTGTGGATGTATTTGTTTCACATATTGTCCAAGAAAATTAAAATAAAATGTACTAAAAAATATTAGTGCCCAAAGCATATCTGCTATCAGTATACTAACGTCTCTCATATTACCATATAGTCCATAGTACTATAAAAAGTATTAACATTCCTACCCAAGCAATAGTATCTAGTTCTTTCCAGGCACTACTCCAGTCTATTTCTTCGTCATCATCATCTGGAAATAATTCTTGTTGCTTCATTTTCCTATATGTTTAATGTCGTCCTTAGGTATCACTTGATATGCACCTTTGTTGTACGCTATAGCCACCGTGTATTGGTCGGACTTCTCTCTCTGTATACGAGGAGTCTGACCCATAGAAATCGGGGCTGAGGGATATGTCTGCCGAATA